CTGAGCAGCGTCGTTCAGATGTTCCTCAAAGGGGGCAAGGCCACAGTGAATGAGGGCCAACGTTACTCGCTGATGGCCACATGGTCTGACGTGCCTCACCTCGACGAGGCCGCAAAGAAGTCGCTCCTGAGCGCCTACCCTATTCACGAGCGTGATGCCCGCTCGAAGGGTGTGCCCGCGCTCGGGAGCGGCGCTATTTACCCGGTCCCTGAGGAGGACGTTGTAGTCCGGCCCTTCGAGATTCCGGCGTGGTACAGACTGTGTTATGGGATGGATGTGGGCTGGAATCGAACGGCCTGTGTATGGGGCGCGATCAACCCCGAGACCGACGTCCTCTACCTCTTTCATGAGTACTACCGTGGCCAGACCGAACCCCCAGTTCATGCCCAAGCGATCAGCGCTCCTGGCAAGTGGATCCCTGGAGTCATTGACCCAGCTTCAAGGGGTCGTTCCCAGACTGACGGACAGCAGCTTTTCCTCCAGTACCAGCAGCTCGGTCTCTCCCTTTCTCCAGCGAATAACGCTGTTGAGTCCGGTCTCTACGAAGTCTGGTCCAGGCTCTCCTCCGGTCGGCTGAAGGTCTTTGATACCCTTACCAACTGGCTCACCGAGTTCCGAATCTACCGCCGCGACGAGAAAGGCAAGGTCGTCAAGGAAAACGATCACTTGATGGACGCCATGCGCTACCTTGTGATGAGCGGCATCGCCGTGGCCCGCCAAAAACCCTACTCTGATTGGGCGCCCCTCAAAGCCAAGACCCGCCATTCCTTCGACTACGACCCGATGGCCGAGGCCTACAAGGTCGGCCCAACCCTTCAGTGAGGTCACGATGAAGAAGCTTAGTGATCTAGAACTCCTTCGAGAATGTGCCGCGGCGCGAAAGCGCGCTCACGAGGCGAAGTATTCTAACTGCTTCGACCGTTCACGCGAGTTCTTCGAGTTTGCTGCTGAAGTTGAGCGGCGCGGTCTTTCTCAGCCGGAGGCTGCCTAGATGCCCTTCGAGACCACCATCGATGACAGCCCCTGGAACGAGTCGTTCAGCCCGCTCCCTCCGAATCACCCGACGATGATTCTCCCGAGGCTTCGCGCAGCCCTCGCTGCTACCCAGCGAATGCCCGCAACGATCTACGTCAACAACCCCAAGGCCATTGCCCCGGTCGAAGACCTCCTCGCCGAGGTCCATGGCACTCGCGGGACCAGGACTTCGGTCCTCCACTCCGATGGCCCCGACCCTTTCACTATTCATTGGGGGTCCTGATGGGCTTCGTCACCAAACTCTTTTCGTCTATCTTCGGTGGGGGCCAAACCCCTCAGGCCCAGGCCGCTCCAGTTTCTGGCATCCCAACGGCCCCGCCAATGGCTCCCTCAGCCAACGCCCCGACCATCGCTGATCCGGGGGCCGCGGCCGGAGCCGAGCTTAACCGCCAACGAGCTGCACAAAGCGCTGGAGCTGGCTTCTCCGGTACTGTAACAAACTCCTCCGGTGCCCAAGGTATCAGTGGCACTCCGACCGTGGCCTCCAAGACCCTGTTAGGTGCATGAAGCTCTTTCTCCTCATTCTCGCCCTGATCTTGGCCCCTCCAGCCTGGGCCGCGCCCCTTTCTTCAGGCTACGTGGTCACAACCTGTGGCACCCTGCCCACTCCTCCCGGCCCTTACTTGGCCGGTCGCTCCGGCGAGCCCACTATCGACCTCGCCGGAGATATGTGCATCAACGGCACCATCACTGCATCAAACCCATCAACCGGCGCTACGGGTTCCGCGGTCCCTTCGAGTGCTACTTACGTTGCCGGCAACAAGTCCGGCAATCTCGTTGGTGTGACCCTCGACGGTTCCAGCAATCTCAACGTGAATTGCGCCGCGGGCTGCTCGGCCGGCGCAACCTCGAACGCAACCAGCGGCGTTGCAACCAGTTCCACCAACGGGGCCACCGTTGCTTGGCTCTACGGCTTCAACGGCGCGACCTGGGACCAGCTCCAGGTCGATACGTCGAAGTTCCTGAAGGTCACCGCCCCGAACCTCGAGCAAGCCCAAGGTGCCACATCGGCCGGCGAGGTCGGACCACTGATTCAATGTGCTGTCCTGACCTCGGCCCCAACCTACATCACTGCCACAACCAACCCGGTAAGCTGCACCACGGGCGGCCGTCTCCGCGAAGACCTAAGCAGCATCAACGGCGCGAACGCCCTGACTGGTAACGGCGTCACAGGTACTGGCTCCCTTCGCGTAACTGTAGCCTCCGACAATACCGCCTTCTCCGTTAACGGCACCCTTCAGACCCAAACCGACACTGTGATGGTCGGCGGGGTCAACGTTAAAGAGATAAACGCCGTTACCCCCTTGATGGGTAACGGCGTTACCGGCACTGGCTCTCAGCGCGTTACGATCGCCTCGGACAACACCCCGTTCAAGGTCGGTATTGACCAGACTACCGACATCACCACTAATGGCGTTGAAATCGCTCCTACAGCCGGTGCGGCCGCTGGCATTACCATCAGTGCCTCGTCCGCAGTTGAAAGTGGCCATATTCTTAAAGCCTCGGCCGGAAATCTTTACGAACTCTCTGGTGAGACTGGTGCCTCGGCCGGTAACGTGATGGTGTTCAATTCAACCACCGTCCCCGCCGACGGTGCGGTCACTCCTGTTGAATGCTTCTCTGTCCCCGCTAATCAGCCCTTCAGCAAGTCCTACTCTCCTGGCCCTGTGGCCGCTTTCGCTACTGGTATTTCTGTAGCGTTCTCTACACCCGCGGGGTCAGCGGCGTGTTTGACCAAAACCGCATCCGTAACAGCGTACTTCAGCTGGCAGGTGAAGTAACATGAAATTCCTCAAACATTTTCTAGTCTGGCTTCTTGTTTTATCCACTGTTAGTCTTACTGCCCATGCTGGACAGTTTTTCGTCGGTCCTGGCATCGTTATTCCGACCGGGACTTCTGGGGGCATCCCGTACTACTCAAGCACAACGACCGTTGCGTCGTCGGCCGTACTCAGCGCTAATGGTATCGTGGTCGGATGGGGTGCTGGCGTCGCCCCGCTGACACAGCCATGCACGGTTGACACGAATGGCTCTATCGCCTGCACGAGCGCCTCAAGCACGCTGCCAAACTTTAGCATCAAGAACACCACTGCCGATGCGGGCTCCGCGAATGTGATTTTCACGAAAGAGCATGGAGCCGCGACGCCGGTCCAGTCTGGCGACGTGCTCGGGACGTTCCTGTCGCAGGGCTACGCCAACGGGGCCGATAGAAACGCCTCGTTCTTCCAGTTCACCGTGACCGGTACGCCGTCTGGCAGCAACATTCCCTCGGCCGTCGTCTTCCACGCGGAAGATGCGGCTGGTGACGTAGCCGGCACGCTAGACTTCAAGTGGGATCAAAACGCGCATTTGTCTTTCGCGCCCCCAGGTGTGCCTACGATTACTGCCTGCGGCGGCTCGCCATCAGCCGCGCGGGGGAGTGACAACGCTGGAGAGGTGACTGAGGGCACCACGGCGACGGGCTGCGTGATCTCATTCAAGACCGCTTACGCGGCCGCGCCGTTCTGCACGGTGACATCGCAGTCACAACTCGTGTCCTTCGCCTACACGATCTCGACCTCGGCCATCACCGTAGTGAACACTTCGGCCAGTGGCGACAAGATCGATTGGGTATGCTTCGGGGCATGAGACGGCAGATGAAGTCTCTCTGGCCGGCTAAGCTCGCAATATGGGGCCTTGACCTTCGATGAGATTCATTCTCGCCCTCCTCTTTCTCTGGGCCTCCCCGGCCTTCGCCGCGAACGAAACTACAATCAATTGGGGCCTTGCCGCAGGGTCGAATCCGCGGTCAGTTTGTGTCTTCGACTTGACTCATACCTGCGTTTCTACCGGCACCCTTGATTCAACCACCCATGTTTTCACTCCCGTCGGCATCCCTGCCAGTGGCACTGTCACCCAAGTCAACACCGGCACAGGGCTGACCGGCGGCCCCATCACTACCACCGGCACGATTTCCCTTGGGGCCAGTGGCGTCAGCGCCAGCGCTTACGGTAGCTCGGGTAACATCCCTGTTATCACTTTCGATGTGACCGGCCGCGCCATTGCAGCTACTACCGTTGTTTCCAACCCGATTCAAGTCAACGGCGTCGCTTACCCGGCGAGCCCCTCAACCAACACCATCCCTGTCGTTACCGGCACCAACGCCATCACTTATGAGGCCGTTCCAATCGCCGCTGGTGGGACCGGCCAAATCACTGCTCCCTTGGCCCGTTCGTCCGTCGGCCTGAACGTTGATGAGATCACCAGCCACGGTGACTCGAACTACGTCATTCAGCCCGCCGATCGAGTAGTCGGTACTTCGGCCGCGCTGACCTCCCCTCGAACTTGGACCCTCCCGGCAGCCAGCGCTGTCAACGCCGGTCAAAGTCTCTGTGTGGTTGACCCAGCCGGAGGCATCGGTGCAACCAACACTTTGACCGTTTCCAGGGCCGGTGCCGACACTATCAATGGCTCTACTACCGATGTTCTTAACGCTCAGTTCACCGGGGTCTGTCTGTACTCCGATGGGGTCTCGAAGTGGACCTTTATCCCTCAGGCCGTCGGAGCCGGCACCGGCACGGTTACTTCAGTGGGAAGCGGCGCCGGTCTGACTGGTGGCCCTATCACCGTTTCGGGCTCCTTGGCCGTCACTGGCGCGGCCGGTCAGATACTCGCCGGTGCAACCCCCGCACTGACTTCGACCCCGGTCCTCGGAGTCCCCGCCTCCTCTTCCGGCACCCTTGGGCTCGCCAATGGCGGAGGTGGCGGCGCAACCATAACTCTCCAGAACACCGGAGCCACCGCGGCATATAACTTCGTTCTTCCCACTGGCGCCGGCAGCAGCGGTCAAGCCATGCTCTCAGCTGGCGGCGCCTCTCCTATGACCTTTGGGACTCTCGGAGTCGCGGCCGGCGGCACTGGAGTCACTTCAATTACCGCCCACGGAGTCGCGGTCGGCGCTGGGGCTGGCTCCCTCGTTGCCATTGCTCCAGCCGCAGCCGGGCTCTTTCTCCAGTCTCAGGGTGGCTCAGCCGACCCGGCCTACGCTGACGCCATCACCCATATCGTCCCTCAGGTCTTTCCTAATAGTGCCACTTACACCCCGTCCGCTAATCTTCTCTACGCCATCGTTTACTGCGTTGGTAGTGGCGGAGGCGGCGGCGGCATCGCCAATGGCTCGGCGGGCTCGCGTTCAACTTCTGGTGGCGGAGGCGGCGGCGCTACCTCAGTCGCCATCGTTAGTGCCGCCTCAATCGGCGCCTCCCAGGTTGTCACGATCGGCGCAGCTGGTGTTGGGGGAACAACTGGTGGAACCGCTGGAACTGCCGGCGGTTCTGTCTCGCTCGGCTCTCTCTGCGTCGCTCCCGGTGGTAGTGGCGGAGGCGGCGGTGCAGGTGGGGCAGCCGGTGCTGGAGGTGTAGCTGGCACCGGCACGTTCTCAATTCCCGGCACTTCTGGTGTCCCCGGTCTCAACGCCACAATCACTACCGTTGCACTCATTGCGGGTAGCGGTGGTGCCTCGGGCCTTGGCTTTGGCGCCGGTGGTCAGGGGATTGTTGCTACGGCAACCGGCCAAGCCGGAACAATCTACGGAGGTGCCGGCGCTGGTGGAGTAACCAACAACGGCGGTGGTGGCTCAGCCGGCGGGGCTGGCGCTAAGGGCGTCGTGATAATCTATGAATACGTGGCTCGCTAGGGCTCGATGATTCAGTACTCTCAACTCTTTCCTCCGGGAGATAATATGGTAGCCGGTACTGGTTCAGGTGCTTATCCCCTTCCATCGCTGACCGGCGACGAGCATATCATCGCTGACCGCTTTGGGAGCGCCTACCTCAATTACACCACGCCGAACCAGATCAACGGGCCTATCGGCACCAGCGTCTCGATCAGCCAGATGAAAAAGGCCCTGGTCGCAATCAGTCCCGCAACCCTTTACTCTATCAACAACGTGGTCGTAGCTGACATTGCCTCGACCGTAAACATTATCTGGACCAGCGGCCGTACCGACCTCGGTGACGCTCTTTATACTCTGATCCAGTCCACCCTCGGTTACACCACCAATCAGATGATCGCTCTTTACGCTTCAGCGGCGACATTCCCACAATGAGCGACACCGCCTTCTACGAGCACTCATCTCCGACCCTTCTCACTGAGCAGGTCGGTGAAATCGTTGAGTCCGGGCCAATCCCTCCCTGGTGGAACGAGCTTCGCCAACACCTCGAAACCCGGCTTGCCCTTCTTCGGAACTGGCGCCTGAGCTGGTGGCAACACTGGGCCCTCCTTGCCGAGTACATCCTGCCGCGTCGGTACCACTGGTTGATCGTCCCGAACACTATGAACCGGGGCTTCGCCATCAACCAGCATATCGTGGACCCGACTGGCACTCAGGCCATGCGCCTTTGTGCCTCGGGTATGATGAGCGGGCTCTGCTCGCCGTCGCGGCCGTGGTTTAAGTTCAAAGTCCGCGGCATGGACGAGCTAGACCAAGACGCCAAGGTCTGGATCGACGAGGTCGAGAACCGACTCTACGAGGTTTTCGCTGGGTCGAACTTCTACGACGCCAAGGCCCAGATGTTTGAGGACCTCGTCACCTTCGGCACCGCCCCGGTCCTTTACTACGAGGACGAAGACGAAATCATTCGGCTCCAGAACCCCTGCGCGGGCGAGTACTTCCTCGCCGTCGGCCCCTCGTTTAGAGTCGAATCCTTCTTTCGTCTCTTCGTCCTGACCATTACCCAGATCGTGGAGATGTTCGGCTTCGAGAACTGCCCGCCCGAAATCCAAACCCTGTGGATTGAAAAGGGCGGCTCTATCGAAACCGAACGAATCGTGGCCCACGCCATCGAGCCGAACTTCCCGATTAAGTCTCGAGGGTCCAGCGAGGAAATCAATCCCCTCAAAGGTAAGTTCACCTATCGCGAAGCGTACTGGATATGGGGTACTGCCAGTGACAAACCCATGTCCCTCCGGGGCTTCCGCGATGTCCCTTTCATCGCCCCTCGATGGGCCATCACCAGCAATGACCCGTACGGTCGCAGCCCTGGAATGGACGCGCTCCCTGACATCATGCAGCTTCAAGTCGAGACGAAGCGCAAGGCCGAGGCCATTGAAAAGCAGGTGCGGCCACCGCTTTTGGCCTCAGTCGAATTAAAGAACGAGCCCTCGTCGATCCTCCCCGGTCATGTTACTTACGTAAGCCAGCTTTCCAACGGCCAGGGAATGCGGCCGATCTACGAGGTCCAGCCCGACCTTCAGTACATGACTATGGACCTGAAAGAGATTCAGGCCCGAATTCAAAAAGGCTTCTTCAACGATCTCTTCCTGATGCTCCAGGCCCAGGGCTCCGATCGCATGACGGCTTACGAGGTCGCGCAGCGGCAGCAGGAAAAGCTCCAGGTCCTTGGCCCGGTCATCGAGCGGTTCCAGAATGAGGGGCTTTCGCCGGGGATAAAGCGCACTTTCAATATCATGAAGCGCCGCAAACTGCTGCCGCCTGTCCCCGAGTCTCTTCGCGGCGCCTCGATCCAGATCGATTATATCTCGATCCTGGCCCTGGCCCAGCGTGCCGCCTCGACCGCCTCAATCGAG